TTATGGCGGAAGCGGTTGACCCCGATATTCAAGAAGCACAAGAAATTTTTGGTGCATCAATGGAAGCAGAAATTCGTCGAGCCATTGCTATTCAAAAAGCCTATTACGGTTCTAAACCAACATTGTTCTTACTTGGCATGAACGGTAAAGTAGAAGGCCCAACGGATTATGTTCCTAACGAAACTTTTGAAACCGACCTTTGCAGGGTTACTTACCCGTTGCCTGGTTCTGACGCTAACCAAATGGCCGTAATGATTGGTCAAAAAATTGGTATTGGAGAAATGTCTATACAATCCGCTATGGAGATGGACCCGCTTATTCGTGACCCTGAGCTCGAGACTTCTCGGATTCACATTGAAGGAATCCGCAAAGCACTTCTTACTGGTTTAGAACAGCAAGCAGTACAAGGACAACTTGACCCCAATACGATATCTCGCATCGCTTTAAAAATGAATGACGGTAAAACTACGTTAGAAGATGCAGTATCTCAAGTTCATAATGAAATGCAAAAAGAACAAGCAGACAAACAAAACGCACAACAACCATCACAATCTGGCCCACCAGGGATGCCTGGACAACCAATTTCACCAGGAATGGCTGAAGCGCAACCACAAGATCAGCCTGGCATGGCTCCTACGCCCAATCCACAAGAAATGGCTCAAACAAGCGCTCCAATTTCACCGCCGCCTCAAGGTATGACAAATTTACAAGATTTGCTAGGGACTTTACATCAAGCCCCAGCACAAGCATCTTAGTAGGAGATAACTGTGCCACGAAAAGGTAAAGGAACAAAAGTTGAAGGTTCGCCACAAACCGCCTACGCAAATCGAACAGATTTAAACAATCGTGGCCCTCAACCCATTACTGCTGCTCCTGGCGAACCCTATGGTCAACGTCAAATGCTTGAACAAGCTCAACGATCTGTGCCTATGGGCGGAACGCCACAACCTGCTACACCCGTAGCACAAACGTCACAAACACAAAACAATCAAGCTCCACCCAAACCTTTTGTTGCACCAGGCGAGTTGGGATTTTTTGATCCAGCGCCACACCCACCAGGAATGGTTGCTGACAATCAAGTTTCGTTTAACCCAATGAAACCTGCACAAAGAATTTCTGATTTAATGAGCAATGCCGCCAATTCTCCTTACGCCACTCCCGCCGTTGAAGAAATGGCTTCGGTAGCGAGAATGTTGGGTATTTAATGCCTGGCTTTATAAGCGCACCACAACCAAACATTCACGATTTAACGGCAATCAACTTAGATAAAGTTCATAAAGCTGCACCGACTTTAAAATATCAACCCGACCTTGCTCTTAGTGTTGCTCGAAACAATGGAGATATTGCCAATCACGCACAAACAATTGGTGGCCTTCATCTTGCTAGTGCGGTTCATGCTCAAGTTGTACAACATCTTCAAGCAAATCCGCAAATCCATCAAGCTTTTGCACAATTTATTGGTGGTCGAGCTGGTTCTACTTATAACCGGCCTGAGCAAACACAAGCAGGGTATCAATCAACAAGCCCTGGGGATGTTGCTACAGAAGTAGGACACGCAGCATTAAAAACAGCCCGTGGAGTTGGTGGCGTAGCAGAACGAAACCTTTCTCCTACGGGAATGGGCAATATGGAGGGTTATCTCAAAGGCGGCATTAATACCCTTACCGAACAAATTCCTGCTTGGGCTGCAGGTATTAACCCTAACGACCCATTTGGATCTGCAAAACGCTGGGGTGCATCTGAAGGTTATGGATTGCCCAGCCTTCTTCACAACACCGTACACGGAATTAGTAGCGGTTTGCATGAAACAGTCTTTAACCCTACTTGGTGGAATGATCAACGCAAACTAACCGCAGATCACGAAAGACAATGGGCCGATACAACCAATCAACGAATTCCTGTTGACAACCCAGGTACAGGTACATCACCAGGTAGGGGTGGTGGTGGATCAGGATCAATACTTGCTACTGAAATAGGTCTTTACACCCCACAACAAATTGCTAATGCCAAAACAAGTTTTATGCAATTGGTTGGACAGGAATTTGATACTTGGAACCATTTTTACCGATATGCAGTTATGTCATATCAAAAAGGTGGCATCAACGGTTTGATGAACGCACTTACACCAATGGTTGCTGGTGCTGTTCTTGGCATGGTTGGTGGTGCGGTACTTGGCCCCGAAGGAATTGCTGCCGGTGGAGCCATAGCCGGAGAACTTGCTGGCAACATTGCCACCGATGCCGCAGTTACGGGAACCGCAGGTGACATTGCTGTTCAAATGGGAACCGATGCTGCTTCCACCGCCGCAGAACAAAGTGCTACTACTGCTACTGATGCTGCTGCTTCTGCTGCAAATGAAGCGGGACAAACCGAAATTAAATTAACAGCTCAAGAACAAAAAGCTGCTGATGCAACCAAAGGCGAACAAACCAATAAATTATTAGGAAGCAATCCCGTTACACGGGCTATTGGCGCTGGTGCTAAACTTGCTGCATCAGCCGTTGAATCACCACAACTTTTTGGAGCAAACGTTGTACCTCAATTGTGGCACGACAAAACCCTTTGGGACGCAAGTTTAAAACCAACTGCTGAACTTGGAACACTTGGTCAAGGCATTAGCGAATTTTTCTTTCACAAAAACATATCTCCCGTATCGGGAACCGTTGATGCTATTACTTCGCTTTTAGAAGCACCAATGATGGGTGGTCGTGCTCTTGCTTTAGAAAAAGATGCTACGCGACTTGGTTCAAGCCGGTCACTTGCCGTATTGTCGGGCGATCAAGTAAAAAAAGAACTTGCCGTTAACGCTCAAGCTCGACGCGCCCTAAACTTTATTGCTGGGTTTAGTGAAAAAGGCAAAGACATAACAATTCAAATGCCTGACGCTGCCGGTAATTTGGTTGACACAGTAGTAAAAGATACCGCAGGAAAAATTTACCGAATGTTTCCTTCTTTGGCCCCCATCATTCCTCAACTTGTTAAAGCAATGGCTGAGAATGGGCATACCGTAGAAGTTCTTACAGAAGAAATTGCTAGTTTGGCTGACGCAACTGGAATGTTACAAGAAGTTCGTTTGCCAACTGCAGGATTGTTTACTTATGTTCGATTAGCCAAAGTTGGTGACAGCAGAGCTGTTGAAAAAATATCAGAATTGTTTGGTCAAGAACCCATGCGTTTTGATGAACTAACAGGAAAAATTGTTAAAGACCAAATTGAAGTTGGTAGCGAAAAATCAATTTACGCAATAGGTCAAATGATGCAATTGGCCGGAGAAAAATCTTCTAAAATTAATGCAGTTCTTTCTTACCTTAGTCAAACTGCCGATCCGGTTGCTTGGAGCAACGCTTACATTAATGCCACGTTCAATATTGTAGCAAAAGATTTTGACAATTCATTTCTTAGAATGTTGCTAAAACGTCCTACAGATGAATTTTTTGATAAATCAGGCAAATTAAAATTAAAGAACTTGATGGGAACCGGCAAATTTGGTGCTGGTATGAATTTAGAACAAGCTCTAAAAGAAATGGACAAACTTCGTCCCGATCAATTACAAACTTTAGAAAACTTTTACCATGAATATCGTGACGCGTGGCATAAAAACGTCAATGAATGGATTGGCGGCCACATGGCCGGTACATCGGGAACTTATGCTCATCGAGCTGGTGTAGCTTCCGGCGCTTCGCAAGTTGCTTCTGAAGGTATTGACGCTGAACGATCTGCGGCACTTCACGGACTTCAACTTGAACCATTTGTTCTTCCTGATTTTAGAGAAATTAGAGACAAGACTTGGGAACTTACCGCCCATATGTTCCGAAAAGAAGGAGCAGTTGGAATTAAAAATGTTCCTAAAGTTGAAGCACATGAACTTTTGGTTCACGACTTTTTGAAAGTTACGGGTGGCCTTAACAAATTTGTCAACGAATACTTTTTTAAACCGCTTGCTTTGCTTACTCCTGGGTGGGCATTGCGCGTTTCAATTTCAGAGTTAGGACTTAATACTGCTCGAATTGGGCCTCGCAACATGCTTGCCGGTTGGTTGGGTGATTCTTTTATCCGTGGTCGTGCCGGTCAAATAGAAACTTATCGAGCAATTGTACAAAACAAAATTACAAGCATTGATCAAGAAATTACAAATTTACAAAAAACATTTGATGATGCTGTTGAAAAACAAGCCAACACAGAAGCCAAAATTGTAGATTTAACAAAACAAGAAATTAAATTGAATAAACAAGCTGCTGCTGCAGAAAAACGACTTAACACTCTTATTTCTCAACGTGAAACAAAAACTGTAGATGAAAAAATTTATCAACAAGCAGTTGAGCGACACACTTCCTTTCAAGCACAACTTGAACAAGTAAGAACAGACACTTCTAAAACACAAAGCGAACTCAATCCCGATCACTTAAAATTAACTACTGGCATGGAATATACCATTGCTAAAAAACAAGCCGAAAAAGATTGGTGGCTTGGCAAAAAATACACCACGGTTGCACCAGTAACGGTTGATCAATTGATTAAAGAACAAACCCCTCGCGATATTTGGGAAGAAGCGGTTACACCGGAAATTGATTTACAATTGTTCAAATTAAAAAACGATATGAACTATTTGCGCGATGAGATTGGTAAAACATCTGACCTTAATGCCAATACAGACCTTCAAATGGAATTGTTAAAAAAATCTATTCTTCACGATTATTTGTCAGGTGCTATTCCAAAGGGTTCATTTGGTCGTACTCCAACTGCTGATCAAATGGAAAAAGAACTTGTTCCTGCTGACATTTACCGCAAAGCCATGTACGGTAAAATTAAAGAAGGTGAAAAAGCAGTTCAACCCAAAGCGTTTGTCAAAAATGCTAAAGAAGCAGCACGAGTAGTCAAGCGTTTGCGAACTGATTCAGTTAAAGAATTGCTGCAAGTTCGTCAGCAAATTGAGGACGACATTTATCGAGATTTTAATTTGTCTGCTCCAAGAGTAACAACTGAACAACGCATCAACCCAGAACTTAAACGATATCAAAAAGAATACAACGAACTTTTAAAATTTACTAAAACCAAAGCGACAAAACCCGCCGAAGTCGAAGCCAACAAAAAAGCAATTGCTGATGTTCGGGCCAAAATAGAAAAAACTGAACCAGCAGTTACTCGTCAAGTTGTTAGTCAAGGTAGGATTCCCACTAACGATGCTTCTTGGGATTGGTACAATTCTCTTTCTAAAGAATCTAAAGATCGCCTTGACCGAACGGGTTGGATTTCTAAAAAATCTACTGCAAGAAACAAGGGACAAGCATTAGATTTACAACAAGATGCTTTTGAAAAATTACACCCCAATTCAAACTTACCTTGGTATGAAGAAATGTTGCGTCAAATTGACCTTTACAATTCGGCAAATGCCATTATTCGCAACCCTAACCTTGCTCCCGATTGGGTTGATTTTGAAGGACTTCAACGGCTTGTCGGAACTGACAAAACATTTACTCTTGCGCAAATTCACGCTGGACCGGATTCCTTACATTTAGTCCGCGGCATCAAAACAAATTATCGTGAAATTCAATACGCTAAAGATTTTATGGAACGCGAAATGTCAAACATGGTTGATGCTTCTGGCCGTGAACCTTGGCAAATGACACTTAAAGAATATCAAGATCATATTGCTTCTTTGCGCAAAGAAAATAATGACATTGTAATCAAAGACGTAATCACTCCTGAAGAAGAATCGCGATTGGAAGAAATTTGGCAAGAACTTCAAAAATGGGAAAAACGCGATTATGGTAAAAACCCTGCCGAAATGCACTCTTATCTTGTAAAACAAGCAGAGTTGGCTGGTAGTGAAATTCCTGCTCGTGTTACTGATTCTAACCTTGCTCAAGAAGGCCCGCTAAATGCTGAACCAAGACGAGAAGCGGCAAAGAAATACAAAGCTCAGTTTAAAATTACTCGTTCTAATTACGAGCAGATGGCGCAAGACCTTGAAAACCAAGTAGGCGAACACCTTTTGGCTATTCACGAAGCTTCAGCACCTCGACGACAAGAAATGATGGGCATAAAAAAAGTTGTTGGAAACTTTGATATTCGTAATGACTTAGAACGCAGTTATGAAGAAAAAGCAATGGAAGGTATTACGGATCGTGGATACACCATCAACCCTTCAATGCGTCAAAACATAGCAGCAATTACTAAAGGCGTAGTTGCTGGCGCTTCACAAGCAATGTTAGATATGATTGGAAAAGAAGAATTTTATAAAGCCTCTGCTTTTTTGGTTCATCAACATCTTGATTACGGAACTTACAAAACCGCCGCCGTTGACGCTGTTCATAGTCAAGATAATTTACTTGTGTCTGCTATTGACAAAACTCAACAATTAACAGAAACAGGCGGAAAAATAGAAAGCAAACGAGTTATTCTTCACGATCCTGTTTATTACAACGCTGGTGAAGATCAAAAAGGATACGTTGACGGTTTCTATTATGGAGCACAAGGGTATGCACAAGACCCGCTTATTGCTAATCCCGTCGCTAAAATATATCAAAAATTTTACAATATGTATCCTTTGGACCCTGTAACGGTTCACAATTACGCAGTTGTAGAAGTTAAACAATTTTTAGATTCTTTGCCAGAAACAGTTGTAAAGCGTTTTCAACGTCATTTTGATGTTGGAACATTAGACCGTGGTATGACTCCGCATGAGTCTTGGGCTGAATCTTTAGTCAGCGATATAGAAAACTTGGTGTCGCACAAAGTACCCAGAACGGTATTTGGCAATACAGCAGCCACCGAATTTGATCATACGTTTAACCCCAACGCCTACAAACTTGTTAACGATATGGCAAATAATAACTTGCCGCCGCACGTTAGCAATTTTTACGAAGAATATATGGTTGGCGCTGACGGAAAGCGTTATGGTCGAGAAGAACTTCCTAGTCAAGTTACTGCGCGTATGTCGTCGCAATGGAGGCAAACAGACATATTGGCACAACTTTCTCAAGTTGGACACGCCAAACTTCTTGGCCCAATGGTTAATCAAATGACCCGTAATCCAACTTTTGTTTATGAATTTGTTCGTGCCAGAGAACAACTAAATCAAAATGTTATAGATGGTTTGTTAAGCGCCGATCAAGCAGACGTACTTGCTCAGACAAGAGCATCACAACGAATGATTCGTTTTATTCACAACCCTGCCGACAAAACCAAATTTGAAGATTTGATGCGAACAGTTGCTCCATTTTACTTTGCGGAAAATCAAGCTTGGCGTCGTATGGGTCGCTTGTTTGCTGAAAACCCAGGTGCGTTTTTACAATACGTTCGCGCCATGTGGGGTGTTGGACAACTTACATCAAAAATTACTGCCGCTAATGGAATGGCCGTGTATCCAATTCCAGCTCTTGCCCTATTTGGTATTCCCCTTACCGCATCCCTTTCTTCGCTTACAACGATGGATCCCCTTGCTCCTGGTTCTGACGCTACGGGAAGTGGAAAACCCGCACAAACAATTTGGGATGCGCTTACACCCAAATTTGGCCCCGTTCTTGCGTTGCCGGTTGGTTGGGCAATGGATTTAATTCCAGGAAATTCTAATCATTATGTTCGTAACGCCGCTCAATTTATTGAAGGCCCAATTGCAGGAAGTCAAAGTCCTGGCAAAAACTTGTATCAAGCTCTTGTTCCTAACTCGGTTGCTCGAAACCTAATTGGAAGTTTAGGTTATTTCACTAGTCTTGGTGGTGGCCCTGGTTGGAGCAACATGGTTACTGATTCTTACATGACCGCCAAAATTCAAGCGTTTACTCAATACGCTACTCAATTGCAAGAACAAGAATGGAACAGGTTAGAAAAAAAGAAATATCAAGGAACACCACAAACTCAAGATTTTGAACGTCGAACTGATTTTGCCAAATGGCAAAGTAAAACATTTGGCACTAATGCCAACGGAGTAATTGCTAATCAAATGCTTGATGAAGCAAATCGTCATGCTGGAATTATTTGGGCAGCCAAATTGTTAGGTAGTTTTTCTCCTGTTTCAATTGGTGTTGGTCAAGCAGATGGAAACATTAGAGATCAACTTAAAAATTACGTTACAGATAAAAAGTTTAAAGGCAATTACATGAAAGCGGTTGATCAATTTATTCATGATCATCCTTACGCTACCCTCCAAAGCCTTTATGAAACCAAAAGTTCTAATGGAAATTACATGGGGCCAGAAAACAAAGCACTTTACACTTATTTAACAAACAATATGGATACAGTTCAAAAATATCCTTTGGCGGCGTTGGCTTTTGCTCCAAATACCAGTACAGACCCTAATTTTTATGAACCTGCCAACCAGGTTCTTATGTCGTCAAACCTTCGCTATCGTTTAACGCCCAATCAATTTTACGGTCAATTTTTAATTGCTGCGGGCAATGCTTATTATTACAATGCCATCAAACCAGAGTACGAAGCTAATAAAAATAGTCGAGGTACTTACGCATGGAAACAAAGCATTATGCAACAATACGGGCAAAACCTTAACCCGACTTGGTACACAAACTATTCAAGCAATCCCTCGGCCACTAACAAAATTCAAGCATTAGATCAATTAAAAACAATGTTAACTTTGCCTGAATACAAAAATTACACGGTCAACGGAGTTAATGTTGGAGATGTATACCGTCAGATTATTGATTACTACGAAAAAAATGTATCGGCGGACAATCCAAATGGATATCTTGCCAAAGCCGCCAAACATCAATATTCATATCAAGCCATAGCAGATTGGTGGCAATCAAACATGGCTAGTATCGCTAAACAAATACCGGAAGCAGCCCCAGGAATCAATGCTGTATTATCTAACTTAGGATAACTATGACTGACACCATGACACCACCTCCTGCTGATGCTTCATCTTCACAGGATGCTGCACCATCGCCTGTTTCAGAAATGGCTCCACCACAAGGCATGGAAAATGTCCCTACAACTGAAACACCACCACCCTCAACCAATGAAACAGAAGAACCATCGGGAAACAACGCACCAACGGACGAAGGTGCTACCGATATTCCTACTTTTGCAGGTCAAAAATTAAAACACACGGGAAAACAAGGCGTCATTGAAAAGATCGCTGACGATTATGTAATTCCTTTGTCTGATGAAGCCCTCAAAGAATGGGCCAAACTTGACCCCGAAAAATTTAAAGATTATGCCATTCAAGTTGCTTGTGGAATGTACCCAAATTTTGCCCCTCAGATTGAAGCAGGATTACCTACTCGTGTTTTGCTTGACCCCTATGTACAAGTTGCACAACAAGTTCTTGGTGTTGTAATGACTGAACCCAACTGGACTGATCCCAAATGGAGCGCAGCGCTACAGGGAAGTATTGATCCCAAGACCGGACGACCTGTGCCAATGAGTCTTGATGAATGGAGACAATTTCTTATGAAACACCCTGGACACGGTTGGGATAAAACCCCCGAAGCTCATCAAAGAGCGCAACAATTTATTCAAGCACTTCATGATGGGTTTAGAGGAAGGGCAAACTAATGTCTGGTGCTCCGCAAGTAAGTTTTACCGCTCCACCACCTGGCGGAACAAATTATTATTCGTTTGGTAATACGGGGGCAGCAAATGACCTTCTCAAATCATTTATTGGCGGTGGCATCAGCGTTGCTGGTAATAGTTCTACTGTTGTTCAAGACAATATTTATAAACAATTTCTTAAAAAATACCCAGGAAGCACTACTCCCTACGAATATTTACAATTTGTTTCTGCATTAAGTGGCAAGCAAGTAAATTACCTTGAATCGGCTAATCAAGTCCTTGCTTCACTTATTAAATCATATGGAACATTGCCAAATGGTCTTAGTGCCAACTATAACGTTGGTTCACAATACGCCGGTAGCGGCAAAGGTCCCAGTCCCACCGCTTCATCGGCCAGTCCAAACATTGTTATTAATTCCGGTGGCAACATTGGCACTACAGACGTAACTGCGGCATTTGAACAAAGTGCTTATGCTCAAGTTCAAAACGACCTTGATCAATGGGGTTTGGCTGATATGTTGCCATTGGCACAATCAATGATTACCGATCCTTCCAATCACCTTGACGCTGGTGAAGTCCTTTCTGCCATTAGACAAACCCCAGAATATTTAGCAGCGTTTCAAGGCAAACCCGAAGGAATGAATGAAATTTCTTACCTTCAAAATAGACAAAATATTTACGATCAGCTTAACGGCGCTGGTGTTCATGGACTTTCTCCAACGCAAATTGGACAAATGATTGGCAATGGAATTTACGGAAGTACTCTTTCTGATCGTCTTACAAGGGGCTATGAGGTAGTGACTAGCGCCCCACAAGAAACTCGTGATCTTATGAGTCAATGGTTTGGCGTTAATAGCGGTCAACTTTTGACCTATTTTATTGACCCCGCCACGGCAAACAATACCTGGGTAAAACAGACTCAAGCTGCTGTTTTGGGTACTGAAGCCCAAGCCACAGGATTTGATAATTTATCTAAACAACAGGCTATGGATTTGGCGGCTCTTAATATGAACGATAGTTCAGGAAACGTCAATGCTGCCGCCACTACTGCTGCGTTTAAACAAGCCGCCTCTCTCCAACCCTTAGAACGAGCGCAAGTTGGACAACGTGGACAAGCAACCGTGAGCCAAGATCAAATTCTTTCTAATTCCTTTGCTGGTTACACTTCATCTTCTGGCTCAACCCTTGCTGGAACTGAAGCGCAAATTAACCTTGCAGAAGAAGCCCACAAAGCCGGACTTTCCGGTGGCGGTGGATTTGAACAGACTGCTCGTGGCGGTGTCGGCGTAGGTCGAACTTCAACCGAAGGCACAGGCAAATAATTTCTGATACACTATTGCGTAGTGGAGCTTTGGCCCGATTGTTTCGGTGAGCTAAGGCCACTAGCCCGAAAAGGCTTGGCAACCTTTTTGTGTAGAGGCCAAAACTTAACCCAATAAACAATCCGTAAAAACCCCCTCCGGTGGATACGCGTACAGGGATGGAGAGATCACAATGGCAGAATCCGATGAGTTTTATCAGGACGAGGAAACCGACCACCTAGACCCAAACATTCGGGCAGAACTCCGAAAGTCAAAGGAACGGGCCAAGGAAGCAGAACAGGCGAAAGCCGAACTTGCGGACTTGAAGCGTGAACTAGCGTTCACCAAGGCAGGTATTCCTGAAGATGGAGTTGGCAAGTTATTTCGTAAAGCCTACGATGGTGACACCGACGCAGAGTCAATTCGACAATCTGCTGCGGAGTATGGCCTTGGTAGTCAAGCGGAACAATCCAGCGAAATCAACGAAGTCCAGGCAGAACTTGAGCGTCACCGCAATATTGCTGGTGCTACTGGATCAAATGCTTCTGGCCCAACAGCCGAGCAGGAGTTTCTAGCAGCCCTTCAAGGTGCGAACAACGTGGATGAAGTCAATGCGATCATCAACTCACACGGCATGGAAGCCGGTGGGCTCCATATGCCAGGTATGCGCTAAAACCTAGGGCCAAACTCTAAGGAAACCTATTATTATGGCATACACCACTACGGGCAACCTTGCCCTAGCCCAAGCAGCGTATGATCGGCTTGCCCGATTTGCTCTGCGTCCTGAACTCTACTTTGACCAAGTGGCCGACATTAAGCCGACCAATCAGTCAATGCCTGGTTCATCTGTTACCTTCCCAATCGTCAGCGACTTGGCTATTGCTTCTACGGCATTGAACGAGTCAACCGATGTTACGCCTCAGGCAATCTCTGAGTCCAACGTCACCGTGACGCTTGCTGAATACGGTAACGCCGTATTGACCACCGCTGCTTTGCGTGGCGAGTCCTACGTCGAAATTGACCCCATCGTTGCCAACGTGATTGGTTATAACGCTGGTGTCAGCATTGACGAAGTGGCCCGTGACACTCTCAAAGCCGGTACGAACGTCGCCTACACGGGTGGCGCTACCAGTCGTTCGGCCATCAACAGCACCACGTTGTTGAAGGCAGCCGACATTCGTGCAGCGAAGGCTCGCCTCCGTTCACAGAACGTCCCGAACTTCAACGGTTTCTACACCGCATACATTCACCCGAACGTAGCCTACGACTTTACGTCTGAGACTGGTTCGGCTGCGTGGCGTGACCCACACACCTACTCACAGCCTGGCGAGATTTGGGCCGGAGAACTCGGAGCGTTTGAAGGCTTCCGATTCATCGAAACCCCTCGTGCCCCTGTGTTCCAGGGTGTCGGTTCGTCCAGCTCCACGGGATACGCCCCAGTTTACGGCGTTCTCTGCGTGGGTCGTCAGTCGCTGGCAAAAGCGTGGTCAATGATTGACGGAAACACGGAACAGCCTCACGTTGTTCCTGGTCCGATCACTGACTTCCTGCGTCGGTTCGTGCCGTGGGGTTGGTACTGGCTCGGTGGATACAGCATCTACCGTCAGGCTTCAATCCAGCGCATTGAGACTGGCTCGTCGTTATCTTACAACGACCCAGCAATTGACGCTTAGTTATTAGTTAGCGAAGGGAAGGTATGGCGTATCAAGGTTATTGTGCTCATTGTGGCTCTTACGATATGGTTGCGGGACAGGATATGTTCCAATGCCTACATTGTGGAGAACACACGCACCACCTTGGTCACGCTGTACC